AACCGCTCCCATATTACCGCCTGCTGCAATCGTATAGCTAGACTGCTGATTGTTATTCCACCAAGTATAGAAATCAAGATTCATTGGTTGTGATAGCTCAACTTCTACTAAAAACTGTCCCATACCACTGTTTGGCGTTAAATTAACAATATTAGAACTAATAACAGTAGTATTTGATTGAGTTAATACACCAGGTCCATTACCCCAGTCTTCAGATAAATTATTAGGATCTGATATCTCAATATTTGCACCAACTGGAGGCGGACCACTAAAACCACCATAATTTCCTGTAAAAGCATTTTCAGGTAAATAAACAATATTTGGGCCTTGCACAAGAGAAAAAGTTTGAGCCGCTGGCGGTGCACCATAAAAGTTAGCCACGAAATTAGCTTGTAATGATAAACTAAGACCATTTTGAATAAACCCTCCAAAAGTTTGGGTTCCAGGGTCGTATTCAATCTCGTAAGGTATTTCAGCTAAATAGTTTTCTCCAGTAATTGTAGCTGTAGTACTAGTTACACCTGTAGAATCTACACTTGCTACCGTCCAACCTTCACCAATCATTTGTAATATTTCTTTCGGTAGATTCTTTATAATATTATTACCTCCAAATGTGTTTCCAGGAGGTGTAAGTGTTATAAGACCAAAAATATCAACAAAAACATTTTCACAAACATTATTTTTCTTACGTTTTATAGTATCTTTAAAACAAATAAAACCATCAGTATAAGGGTTATTAGCATCGTTACTAAAAAGGCTTTGAGAGTTATTACCTGTTGAGTCTAAAATATACGCTAAATGAAGATCATTAAGTCCAGGTGATAAAGAAGATATACTTTGGATTATTGTATTTGGAGATACGTTTTTTGCGGTTGTTGTGTCGGTAGTTAGCCAATAAAGTGAGTTGTTTCTTTCGTCAGAGATAGATCCTACAGTACTACCGAAGTTGTAAGGAGAAAAACCTTGTTGGCATCCTTTTGTGTTTCCTAATATGTTTTGCACAGTACCAACATTAGATCCCTCTGATGATAATACCTCAACATTTACTGCGTCTCTATATTCTCCATTTGGAACAAGCCTTTCATCAAGGTCCTTGTTCATCTTACCACCGGTAAAATTATGCTTAATTTCTGGCATGTACTAGTGTTTTATTTGTTTCGATTTACCTCTTAAAATTTGAGTTAATTCTTCCATTTTTAAATTTGATAATCTTAATTTTGCTGTTCTTGTAGCTGCAAATCTTTCTTTTTTAAGTCTATTTACTTGGTACTCTGGAACATTTGCTTTTCCAGAAAGTATAGCGTGTGATATCCATTTATACATAGCTTCTTCTGCAAACTTATGAACTTGCATTTCGTCTTCTGTTCCAAGACTATCACTTATATAATCTAAGATCACAGTTTTTCCACTAATATTAGAGCTAAAGTATATTTTTCCTGACTTACAGTCTATATAAAACGACCCGTTAGCTTGAGCATATTGTGGATCTAATCCATATCTATTGCCATCTAAAGGCCAATAAGTATTATCTTGATAATCATCTTGGTTTTCAGAAGGTGTAGCTGATTGATAATTTTTCCAAGCTGTTGATGAGTCTTCATTAGTAACTCTAGCTATAGAAACACTATCAATAGTTGCGTTTAAATCCGTTGCACTATTTGATTTGAACGATAAAGTTTGTACTGTATAAGTACCATCTTGATCATTAGCGCTAGCTGTTACTGTTTCAGTATAAGTTCCATTAGCAGTTCTATCAGTTCCAAATGTATAGTCTCCATTTTCATCTGTAATACAAAAAGTAACTGTACCAGTGCTATATCCACTAACAGTATATGTTATAGTGTATTCTTCCCCGCTGTATATAGGTACACCAATTTGTCTAAAAGCTCCGTCTTGAGGAACGTTATATCCTATTAAGTTATTATTATCCCAAAACCATCCAATAGAATTAGTTACTGGATCAGTACTAATACCTAGTGCTGTTGTTATTGTTTGAGCTGCTCCAGTTATACTGTCAACATTAAGCTCCCAACCGTGTGAACCTCCATGGTACCTTCCATTTTGAATTAAATTACCAGAAGGTATTAGGTTACCAGATACGTGTCTAATTGATCCCGCTTGATTAAGCGCAATAGCACTAGTATCCGAAGAAGGTGTTGTTATTGCGTATCCATCAAAAATAAAATCACCATTATCATCTATTTGAGGATGCATTGGATTTGATGTTTTTGTTGTTGGATATAATAAATGTTTTATACCAGCACCATCCACCCAAGATATTTTATTATAGTTAACGTAATCTTGAGGTAAAATCATTTGAAGAGAAGCTGGAACTACTATTTCTTGTGCTTTACAAGATTTAAGTGTATCAAAAGATAATTCAGCCAAAGCTCTTTGAGCGTGAAAAGCTACATCTAATCTTTTTGCTTTTGGTATAATTTTATCTTCACCAACATATATTAACATAAATTGATTTATTATATCTTTTAAAGAAACAAATTGATAGTTTCCATAATCATGTTGATCGTAGTACTCTTGTTCAGTGATATTTAATAATGCCATTTATTTAAGCTTTTTCTTGTTGAACTTGTGCCATTTCTAAACCTGCTCCAGCTTCAGTTACATCTTGAGCTTTTAGATTTATACCAGCAAGTTTTAATATTTTATAAACTAATTCTGTTTCTTCAGATTGATGTAGTTCAAAGTCTACAGATACATTGTCGTTATATAGAGCTTTATCATTTACAACTACATAAGCCCACTGTACCTTAGAAGGTTTTTTAATGTAACTTATATTTAAGTTATTTGCACCACCTGGAACTGGGTTTGGAAGATTATCGCCAATGCTTATTTTTAATCCTCTATTGGATATATAACCAATGGGTCTTTCTAGTGTTGGTGATGTTAATGGTGAGATTCTTGCTGCATCATAATCTTTACTATTTAGTAATTCAACTTGACGATTAGTAACTCTTACAGTTCCAATTTTGTATATTTCTTCTGGAATTTGTAAGTAGTCGTTTACTACTGGCATGTTTGCTAACATCCAAGTATTTCCTTGTTCTACTTCAAAAATACCTATTCTTTCGTATAATACGTTTAATGGATCTGAGTACTCTTGAGAGTTTCCAGGAACTCTATTAAATTGACGTACATCAAAAAAGTACTGTTCAAATAATTCCATTTGAGCTTGGTTAGCCATCAAGTTAAATTCTTGTGGAGTTATATAACCTCTTTGTTCTTTATTAGCTAGAGTTAACACTCTTTGATATACCGTATCTATACTTACTGCCATAATTTATTTTTAATTTGTATTTGCAATCGCCCCGTAGAGCGACTGCATCTACAGTTTGATTAATTATTTAATCTTTTTTCAATATTAGAGTAAATCTCCATACCTTCATCAGTTTTAAACCAATGCGCTAAAGCAGTGTATGGGTGCTCTTCAAATGGTATAACCATTAACTTTCTTCCATTAGAACCCCATAAAAAGTTTCTTTGATCAGAAGATAATCTTAGTATACCAGCTTCAACAGCTCTAATACCAAAGTTTCTTAACATTACGTTTTCATCATCCGCTAATTCTAAGAATAGTTTAGGGTTGTTACGAGCAAATACTAATAAATCTCTTCTAAGCTCTTTAGAACTCAACTTAGATACATTAGAACCTTTTTCAACACGCATGATAGCTTCTGCCATATCAATATCTACATTTCTAGCAGCTGTTAATGCATCTACTTGCATTTCTAAAATATCTATTTCTTCTTCTGCTAATACAGCTGGCTTATACTCTTCGTAAATTTTATCTCTATGAGGATGATATAATGATAATAATTTTTGTAAAGTTTGTTTGTTTCTTGGAACGTGTAAACTTCCAGATCTAAATATAATATGCTCTAATCTTTGATCTCCAATCATTTCATCAACAAAAGGAGTTTTTTGGTTTTGACAATATTTAAGTTCTCTTTCGTAACCTTTTTCTTCGTCAAAATAAAAAACACCAGCAGCTCTAATTGATCTAGAAAGTGGTTTTTTACCACCTTTTAAAATATACAATCTATCTTTTATTTCCCACTCGTTTTTTGGTTTTGCTCTTTCTCTTGTTGTAGTTTCAACAACTACTTTTTCTTCTTGAATTTGAGGTTGTTCTACCTCAACTTTTTTTGTTTTCTTTGCCATAATATAATATATAATAAAATTAATAAAATAAAAGGCCGAGGCCGAAGCCCCGGTCTTTTAAAAATTGTTTACGTTAATAACATAAAGTTATTAGCACCTTGTGTAACTAAACATCTTTCAGAAAGCATGTGGATTTCCATTGCGTCAAGTGCAGATGTAGCAGCACCAACTGAACCAGTAACCCATGTTTTCATTTTTCTGTTATCAGCTTGAGAAGCTCTATAACGAACATGTAAGAAAGGACGTTTCATATTCCTTCCTAACATTTGGTCATATACAGAAGATGTACCAGCTGGAATAAATACCCCTCTAATTGCATTAGCAGTATTAGCAGCATTAATACCTCCTCTTGTAGCTTTATCGTTTAAGTATCTAAAGTCAGACTTATAGAAGTCATAAGAACCTCTTCTGAAACCAGAGAAACCTAAGTTCAATGCCATATCTTCAGAGTTATCAAATACTCCGTAAGAAGTACCACCAGCTCCGTAAGAATTCATTGCAGCTAACATATCGTCAATAGCAAGAGACGTAGCTCTATTAATAAACATCATGTTTTCTTCAATAGCACCTTGGTTATCAAACTCAGCTAAGATAGCATCAAATTCAGCTAAATCATTAGGACCACCAGTAATACCAGAAGATTGGTTACCTCTTGTTTCAATAGCTTGGAATAATCCCATTGTACCAACGTTTCCAATACCAGCAGATGAACCATCGATAAGGTTAGATCCATCAGCAACAGAAACAGCCTCATTCAGCTCAGCTTCTAACATTGACATTTCTAAATAATCAGTAAAACGTGCTCTTGTATCAGCTTCAGCTTTTAAGTACCATAAGTAACCTGAAGTACCATCTTCAGCAGCAACTTCAACCCAACCAATTCTAGAAGCATCAGAACCTGATACAGCGTAGTAATCTTTTAAGATAATTGGTTTGTTAGTAAAAGTTTTGAAAGATGGTTCGTTACCACCTCTTTGATCAGTATCAGCACCGTTTTGTCCAGCGCTAGTTGTATAACTACCACCTTTACCAAATTCAGAACCATAAACTAATATAGTTGTATCTTGTGTTCCACCAGTAGTCGTTAAACCAGCAGTGTTTAAAGATGCAAAGTCGTAAGGTAATACGTCAATCATAGAACCTGTATCAGTAGCTTCAACAAGACACTTAACCACACCTTGAGAGTTTGCCACGATAACCGTGTCATTTACTCTAATACCGTGATCTGCACCCACGTCGTTTCCGTCGATATCAGTTTCAATTTCAATTTGTCCACCAGATGCTGTACCACCAGTAGCACCTTCGATGTGACCTTTATAAGATAAGTGTAACCTACCTTGTTCAGACCAAACAACCTGATCGGATGTCATAGCCTCTTCAGCTCCTACTTGAGCAAGAAATCCTGATATAGTTCTGTTTCCAAAAACCTCAGCTTCTTGTTCCATAAGATCTGGCATGTATTGTTGTGCCCACCCCTGTGTAGCGGTAGACGTAAAATCGATATAGTTAGAAGCTAATGCTTGCGGTTTTGGCGCAAGTACACTGTTCAAACTACCGAAATTATTACTTCCTGCAGTAATTGCCATTTTTTTAAATTTTTAAATTGTTATTTGTTTTTATTTTTAATCTTAAACTTAAAATCAGAAGAATTATCACCTAACACTTTAAACTTTAAACCACCCGCTTTAATTTCACCATGACTTTGTCTTGGATCCATGTTAACGTTTTTGGCTTTAGCAACACTATTTTTCATAGCATCAGCTTTTCCTTGTTCATAAAAATGTTTTGCAACAGCGTCTGCATTCATAGCTGTATATAGAGATTTATGATAACCTTTAGCGTCTGTTAAAGCATTTTTCTTATCCAAAAACTTTTTGGTAAAATTGCTTATATCGCTTTGAGTATTTTTAATCTCTTCAGCATTGTTTACATTAAACCTATATTTTTTATCACCGACGTTATATTCAAAACCTTTGAACTTGTCGTTAAAAACCTGCTCGGTTTTTTGTGTAAAAATATCAGAGTTTCTTTTAACTGTTTTTTGAGTCTCTTCTGACTCCTTGTTATATCTATTAAAGAAATCTACAGCTTTCTGTTGTTCTGTTGTAAGTTTACTTCCAGCTTTAATATCTTCATAGTATTTGGACTTTTGCCCGTCCAGATGGCTTTTAGCGCTGGCAACTTGCTCTTTAAGCGCTAATTTTTTTCTTCTTACATCTCTTTCATCATCAACTTCTTCGTCGTAAGAGAATGTATCTTCCATAAGGAAGTTAATTTCTTCATTATTTAAATGAGGTTTTGTCTGCTTATAAAATTCATATAATAGATTTTTATCATCTAACTTTGAATAATCTTGATTAAGTTTAACATAGTCATTTAAATCTCCACCAGTATCTTCCATAAAGTCCATTAACTTTTGAATATTTTCTGGTATTGGTTTTCCAGTAGCTTCAGCTTCAGCAATAGCTTCTTCAATTTGCTCTTCTGCTTCTGCAACTTCTTCTTCAGTAGAATCTTCAGTAATTTCTTCTAATACTGGAGTTTCTTGTGCTTGTGCTTCCGGTTGTATTTCTTCTTGTTCTTGTGTGGGCTCGGCATTTTCAGACTCTGCAACCACTCCGCTGTCGTCAGCGTTATCTTCTTTAGTTTCATTTTCTTTTGGTATTGGTGGTTTACTCATATCTACTTTTATAACATTATCGTTACCTGCAGATTCAAATTTACTTTCATCAACTTGTTCAGTTGTTTCTTGTGTAGTTTCTTCAACTACTTGTTCATCTTTTTCTTCCATAATATAATATAATAATAATTAATAAATTTTAACTAGGTTCAAACGATCCTAAATCAAATCCTCCACTTAATATATCATTACCAGCAGATTCAAAGTTTTTAGGTGGTTTTCCACTTTTTCTTTGTTCAATCATTTCACTTTGTTGAGATGCTTGAATTTTTGTTCTTTCGTCTTTTCTATCTTCTTTTTGTTTTTCTCTTTCTTTTATCCCATCAACTTCAACACCTTTAAGTTGCATGTTATATTGAAACTCAAGTTCCATTAATTCTTTTTTAAGCTGTGCTTCTTGTGATAGTTTTTGAGACTCTAATTGAGATTTTAATTGCTCTAACTGAACCTTTGTTTGTGTTAAAGCTTGATCTTTTTCTATTTCAGCTTGAGTAGCAGCTTGCGCCGCTTGAGTATTAGATTGTGTTTGAGCTTGGATATTTTCCATTTGCATCTCTCTATCTCTTTGCTGCTTTCTAGATCTTCTTATTTTTAATAATTGATTTGAAAGTTTTACATTTTTTATTTCTCTTATATCAATAGCATCTTCTAACTCTATACTTTGCTGCTGTAAAGCCATTTGAATATTATTTTCTAATTTAGCTTTTTCTTCATCATCTGGTGTTAAATCAATAAATATACCAAAATCATATAAATGTAAATTACTTATTTCTTCTAACGTAGCCATATTATGACCACCAATAGACTGCATGAAAGCATCTTTTGTAGGAGAGTATTCTATAATATCAGATATTCTAAGTGATAAACACTCAGCTGTTTCTGCTGTTAAAAATAATCCAGCTTGTAATATATGTCTAGTAGCTGTATTTGAATTTGCTGCTGCTATTTTTTGTACACCAACTAAAGCGTTTTTATCTGGAGTACTACCATCTCTAGCTTCGTTTAATCCGGTTACATCTCTAATCATTTGCATATAGTAGTTATAGTTACCTATTAAAGCTTGCATTTTACTACCACCAGAACCAGATGTTATTTCTTGAATAGGTATTTTACCTGGGTTCATATCACCATCAGAAGTAAAACTTCTACCAATAACAGATCCTGTTTGGAAAAACATGTTTAAAGCTTCTTGTGGATTATAGTTAGTTCCATTACCTAAGTCTACTTCAGCTAAACCATCAGCGTCTAGATAAACACCATCAGGAACCATACGAGATAATACTTGTTGAAGTTTTAAATGTGTTAACTGTATCATATCAGCAAAACCTGTTATACGTTTTACTAACGAATCAATTTTACCGTTATACATTCTAGGTGCTACTATAGAATAGTTCATTTTAACTTTAGTAAAATCACTTTTAGGACGCATCATATTTTTTGACATTTCCCATTTAAGTAGTTTATTACTACCTAATACCATAACTCCATCATAAAGTGTTTCTATAGATCTTAACATTCTACTATATCCACCTTCTTTATCTTGCGGTGGATTAAACGAGTCATCTTTAGGTATAATTTTATCAGCACCAGTAGCTGTTTCTTTTACTTTATATACTTCATTCATATAAGTTTTATAGTTAAAGTATAAAACCTGTATAGTGTTATTATCTTCTTTATCTACAGAATACCTTGTATTGTAATTATCTTTGTTGTAAGATTTGTTTTTTATTATATCGTCAAGATCACTTTCTGTTAAATGAGGAAATTGTTTTGCTAACTCATTTATTGGAATAGATTTAATTTCTCCAACATAATATATATCATCAAAATAAGGTGAATCAGTATAAGAATAAACTAAATTAGCAGGATCAACATAATCTATAACAACACCTTCAGATGTATTAAAAGAAGTTTTAACAGCTCCAATACCAAGAACAGTAAGATCGTAATAAAACCTTTTCTTTATTAATTCATAATTACTACCTTCAAATAATACGTTTAACGCTTGTTCTTCAGCAATTTCAATAGCTTGCTTATATGTTAACTGCATATGTAACTCAGCCTCTTCAGTAGTTTCGGGCATATCATCTACATTACTTTCAGTTAAATCTATACCAAATCCAGCAGCGTAAGTATCAAAATCCCTCATTCTTATATCTGCCATCATTGCCTCTGCATAATCTGTTCTTTGTTTCATACCAAAGGGATCTTGAGAATAAGCTTTTATATCGTAAGTTCTTTCTGCAATACCATTAACAACTATGTCAACAAATTTAGATATAATTGGAACAGGCTTCCAGTCTAAATTTAAATAGGACAAATCACCGTTTATAGATAACTCATCCTTATATTTTTGTATAGACTGCTCGCCTCTAGCGTACAATCTTAAATCGTGAAAATTGGTTTGATTAGATCTATATTTACTAGTACTTCTATCATTATTGAACCACTCTTGTTCTATAGCTTTACCTACTTTCAAACCATAATCGTAGCTTAGCTTTTCAGCATCGCTTACGGTTTGTTTTGGAAAATAACTTTTAATGCCAGACTCTGCCATATTTATTATTTGATTATTTGTGAATTACTCCCAGTATTACTATACTTAGAGATGTTTATATTTAGTTTAGGTTTTTCAACCTTAGCGTTTGGTGCGTATAAATGCCTATTGTTAGCCATAATAGCTAAACCAGAACTTATAGACGCATCAAACTTTGTTCTTTTATTTATGTCAAACCTACTCCAATCATTTAATAATTCATTAAAATATAGGTCTCCAAATGTTCCGTCTTGTCTCATGCCAACGTGATCTTGTATATACATTTCAATTGCAGCTGCATGAGCTTGTTTTATATCTTCACTAGAGTTAGGTATACCACCGACTTCTTTTTCTGCTACAGATAATTTATTCCATATTTTATCTGGTCTATTCATAGAAAATCCTCTATATCCTCTTCTTCTTAAATAGTACAGTAATCTAGGTTTATTATTTTCTGCGAGTATTGGCATACCATAAAACACTAATGCCATTAAAACATCTTCAAAAAATATTTCAGCCGTAGGTGGTCTTGATAAGTATTCTAAAAAGAAACTATTCGCAGGAGCGTCCTCCATACTAAACCTGGTTAAGCCGTGTAATGCTCCTTTAGAACCTTCTCCATCTACAGTCCCTGATATATCATAAGAGTCACAACCAAATGCTCCCATGTGTTCGTTACCAGGGTATTTTATACCATTTTTTAATACCACTCTATTCTGTAGTTGTTGAGATGGTACCCAACTAACTTTAAATCTTCCTTTTGCATCTGGATAAAATATAACTTGAGAATCTTTAACACCATTAACCCATTGAAAGTTACCAGTTGTAAGTCCTAATGTTCTAGACATTTCTTCGTTATAATCTATCTGCTCGTATATTTTTAATAAGTTAAATATACTATTTTTAGTTTCATCACGGAAAGCATGCTCCGTTGTTCTTGGAAATTGGCGGTAAAACTCATTTAAAGCATCTTGATCGTCTTTTAAACCATCAGCTTCGTTTT